CAGCTTCTTCTGTTAATGAAAAGCCAAGAGCGATAGTTTGATGATTGTATCGAGCTGTCCAAGCTTCTTGAGCATTGTCATAAGCGATTGCTGTGCCTTCGTTTTTGACTGGTGCTGCTGAGAAACCTGAAAGTTTTGTTTCTTCTTCGAATGAACGCTCTGAAGTCTCTGTTTCATAAACTTCTTTATGTTCTTCGCCATAACGCTTGTACTCTAAACCGAATAGCGCGTTAAGTCCTGGTAATAGCTCTTTTAGGAGCTGTGCACGTGAAATAGCCATGTTTTATTCTCCTTAGTTAAGCTACGTAATTAACGCCGGTAAGGGCAGTTAACTGTGGGTTGTTAATTTTTACAAGTACTTCTGGATAAAGCACTGTAGAACCTGACAAGTAAGCTGTGTCTGGAACTACTGCAACTACTCTCCATGGTAATGTTGTAGCAGCACCAGCACCGTTAGCAGGGATTACACATGAAGCTTGTGAATTACCTGTTGATGTTGAACCGTTACTGTTTTGAATTTCAGCTAAGTTTGTACCAACAATAGTTGCATTAGCACCAACTACTACTGTAGGAGCGCCTGAAACTGTTAATGTTACTTTGAATTCAGCTGATGCATCAACAACTACGTAAGCAATAGCATTAGTAACGCTAGTACCTGGGTAGTATTGAGCTTGAACTGTTTGGCCTGATGAATTAGTGTATTGAAAACCAGTTGCAACACCAATAATAGTACCGGTAGTTGTAGCGCCTGATAATTCAATCGTGCCGTTCTGTACGATTTTAACTGAAGAACCGTTATAGATTGGAGTATTGTACGAAGCGCCGATTGGGATCTGTAAAGTTGCCCCGGCGTACGGAATACCGTCATAACGATTAACTGGTTGAAAACCGTAAGGACTGTTAATGGTTGGATATGCCATTTTATTCTCCTTATAAGTTTATATTAATTACCTTTACCAAACGATGTTGTAGACTTCTTCTCTGAGAAAAGAGGCATACGTGGATCGTTTTGTTTCATAAAGCTGTTGTCAACTGCATCGGCTTGTTGCTGTGATTGTTTAGCATAGTGAGCCTTACGTTGTGCAACGAACTCTTCTGGGATCTTGCAAAGTAATAATCCACCAATTTCAACACCGTCTTTGAAACGGGAATTTTGGTCGACCATTAACTTCATTTCAGGGTGGTCCGCTAATTTAACGGGTTCCCATCCTTCACGCATTTTGGAGGATACATTTAGATTATCAGCCTCGTTCATAACACTAGTACGAATCCAACGATAAGCCCAACCAGGTACCTTTTTAAACTCAGGTAGTAATGATGCAGGTTTCCAGCTATCAGGTCTTTGAAAATCATCCCTTGTATCTTGTTCACGATCTAATCTTTTATTATCCATTTGCGTTCTCCAATTTTAAAGTTTCTCTTGCATATTGTTCCGGTGTTAGCCCAAATTTCTTAGCTAACGCTACTTGTGTCTTCGTCAATCGTACTTTTTTAGGCGCGGTACTACGCGTTGCCGGAGCAACTACAGTCGAAGGTTTTGTGCGCTGGGCGGGTGTTTCCTCGTCTAGCGTTGCATCCCCAAAGTGTTCTGGGAATCGTTTCTGCATCGTACTATCAATACGACGGTAATATTCATCAGATGTAGGACTGATCCCACTTCTAACTAATTTCTCATGTAAGCCTAATGCAAGGCTTGTCATTTCTTCATCAGATCCAAACCACTCATTTTTTTCTTGCCATTTTAAAGCTTTGTCGTCTGGTTTAAATGAAGGTTGTTCATTTTGTGGTATATATACAGGATTTTTATCGTCTTGTAAAGCACTTTTAAATCTAGGCTCATACTGCTTAGCTTGTGACAATCTAAACTGAGCGTCATTCATTTTTTGTTGTGCTTCAATTATACCCTCTGTTTCACCTGTATCATAAGCTTTACGGTAAGATTCTTTAGCTAAAGCAAGTTCACTCTCAAGAGCATTTTTAAGTGTTTCAATATAAGTTGATTCACCTGACTCTAAAGTAGTTTTAAGCTTTTTATTTTCTTCTGCAATTTGTTGTGCATATCTAATTGCTTCTTGTCTTTCACGATCTGCAGCTTCTTTAGCACGTCTTTCGTCATGCCAAACTTTTTTAAGCTGAGACATACGTTGTTTAACACGTTCAGAATAGTCTTCTAATGTGTCATTTTCTAGCTCTTCAACTTTTTCTTTAGGTAAAGGTTCTTTGCCTTTATCTTCAACAGGAGTATCGTCTTCGATTTCAAGAGCAATATCATCTCCCTTAGCTTCTACCTTAACTTCATTCTTAGGCGCAGCTTCTTTTAATTCAACTTCTTTCTCATCAGGTAATTTACTGCCTGATATTTCATCATCGTCTGGATATTCAAATACAATATCGCCATCTTTTACGTCAGCCATTTATATCTCCTTATGCGCGAGTATAGCCACGAGGATCTTCAACAACCCCCTCGACTGTATCGTCGTTAATAATGCGGAATTCTCTTCCGTGGATTTTAAATCTTGTACCTGCGTATGCACGTGTCAAAACAAAATCACCCTCTTTACACCATGGACCTGTAGGAAATCTAGTCTCATCTTTATAAGCTAGGTCACCTACTTTTACTACAAATAAAACTACAGTTGAATGTTCTTCTATAGTTCTAGTTGAATCTGCTTTTACAATACCGCCTTTATATGTTTCCGAAGCATCTGGAATAGCACATAAAATTTTATATCCTTTTGGTTCTGGAAGCTGTAAGCCTCTATCCTCAATCGGTATATCTTCTGCTTCTATTGCATCTAGTGTTGGAATAACAATCGGTCGACCATTGGCATCAACTAAATTCTTATTCATTGTGAGTATCTGTTCACTCATCTTCAAATGTCTCCATTCTTTGTGCAAGGTCTTTAATGATACTTTCTGCGACGGATAGACCTCGAATATATCCTGTCATATTTTGGTACGAAGCAAAATCTTTTGCTGCTCCGTCTCCTAAATTTATTAATACTTGTTTGCGCTGATCCTCTATTCGAGACAGTAATAGCTCTAGCGTTTGGTCCATGTTATATTACTCCTGTGGTTTTTGTTGATTCCTTTGTAAGTCCATTTGTTTTTCTCTAATTGCACGTTCTTCTTTTTGGCCTACTACACTAATACCTAACTTAGCGCCTTCAAGTATTTCTTTAGCTTCTAATTCTTTATTAGCCATTACAGTATCGGCACCTAGTTTAGCACCGGCAATTCGTTCTTGTGATTCAATACGCATCTTATCAAGTTCTAATCTAGTCTGTTCAGCTTGAATATCTGCCATTGTTTTTTGTTGTTTAATTTGCAAGTCTTGAGCTTTAAGTTGTAACTCTTGTTGTTGCATTTGAATAATCGGATCTTGAGCTTGTTGTTGAGCTTGTTCTTGTTGTGCTTCTGATGCAGATTTAGCAGCAAGTTTCTTAGCAGCTTCAGCCATAACTTTAGATAATTCATATTCAACATCTTCTGGTAATGTTTCATCAGGTTTAGGTAGTGGAACTCCTAATTGTTCTTCAAGTTGTTTTCTATATTCAAACGCTACGTGCTCATTAATGTGTGCCATAGCTGCAGCTTGAATTGCGCCTGCTTGTGGATTCTGTCCTACCATTTGTTGGATTTTTGGATCTTGCATAGCCGCCATATGAACTGCAATATGTGCTTGATGGTCTTGGTAAATAAATGCTTTAACAGGTTTACCATTAATAATTGCCATATTTTCTGATACAGGATCTTTTGGTTTTTGATCGTCAGCACTGGGGATTAACTTACCAATATTTTTAATGCCTAATACTTCTAACATTTGTTTATTAAGTTCTGGTAAATCATAGATCTGTGGATATTGTTGTGCCATCTGCATAACCGCTTGATACTGTACAACTTTCTGTGACATGGTTGCAGCATTAGGATCACTTACAGGTATAACATCTACGTTATCATAATCAGATTGTTTAGCACGTCGATCACCTACTTCAGGTTCATATGAATACTCTGTTGGTGTGTAATCACGAATAATACCTTTAAGTAATTTAAACTCTTGTTTCATTGCATAGTAAATACGCGCTTGTACAGCACTCATTACTTTGAGAGTTCTTTCTAGAATTGCTAGTGTAGTGCCCACTGGAGAGTTAGCAGACATATCTGATACTTTCATATCAGCAGCTGATGCAAAACGTCTGCCTTCTTCAATAATTTGATTCATTAATTGATTAAGAACTTGGCTTGGTTCTTTATAAGGTATCATTAAAATGTTGTCACGAATAGCGCCACTTGGTACATCTACATCACGGAATTCGCCTGGAGAAATCGGAGTGTCATCGCCTTTAATGCGTAGCCCACGAGACTTAAGACCACCGGGAAGATTAGATAGTGTACCTGCATCAACTAATTGACGAAGAATCATCGTACCTGATTTAGCAAATGCGCCGATTAAATGAATTAAACCAAAACAGTAGAAACCAAAACCAGGAATGTAACCGTAGTGTACGAAGTGTTGACGCTTAGCTTTTAATTTGTCGTCTGGATTCCAATTACGACGTACAGCTAAAATTGTGCCTGTACCTTTTTCAATTGTAACTACATATGGTAATGCAATACCATCTTCGCTATCACCATTTTCTAAATCGATATTAACATGCATCTCAAGAATTTTATATCTATCGTCTTCTGTTGGATTGAAGCCTAGTTTCTCTGCAATCTTTTTCTCAGCTTCATCAATATCTAAGAATGGTTCGCCTAAATCTACATCACGATAAAAACCAGCAACTTGTAATTTATGTAATTCATTTTTTGTTTTACGCATGACATGTGTCACACGCTCTGCTGTTTCTAAATTAGATGCGCCGTATGGAACTACAATATCTTCGGCAGGGACATACATTGATACTTGACGCTCAATGTTAGGATCATAATAAACTTTTTTAAATGCGTTGCCTGATAAACCTAGACCCCATAGCATGCGTTCGTGTTCCGGACGGTATTCTGGCATCATATCCGTGAGTTGATAATTCATATCATCTTTTACACGTTCAGCTGCGTCTTCTTTTTCTCTTGTTTGTTTACCGACAATGACTGTTTTAACTGGGCCTGCCGCTGGAAATGTCTCCATCATAGTTTCAGCTTGGAATTTAACCAGCGCTTCTGTCATCAAGGGGTGGTACACATTGCATGCCCCAGGCCACGGTTCTGTTCTGTCTTCAACTTTAAGACCTAGTAACTCTAAGCCATCTACATAAGTTGTTAACCAATCTTTTCTTGAATTAATATCTGCATCATACTCACCAACTAAATCACCTGATAATTCAGTGAGCTGACCTTCATCCATATCCTCTGCTAAGTTAGCATTGAACTCATCATCTTGTTCTTTACCAGGCTGAATAGTAATTTCCATACTACCATCATCAAGCGTTACGCTCTCTGGGTTTTCAATTTCAATAGCAAGGTCTGGTTGACTCATAGCCATCGCTTCTATTCCTTGAGGTGCTTGTGCTAAACTTTTATCTATATCTGCCATAATCTGTCCTTATATTGCATATAATCTGTTTCGGGAACTTCTAAATCCTGGTATTTCTTCAGGTTCATCACTAGGTAATCTAATAAAGCCACCTTGTCTAAACCGCATTAATGCTAAAGTAGTGCTATCTACCAAGTCATCATTGGCACCACTAGGAAAATCATTACACTCTTCTATTACATCATGAGCCCATCGTCTATCAGGCGCCCATA